GATGACGAACTGGAAGCCCTTGACGCCGCCGTGTCTCGGGCAGGCGGCGCCGACGCGCTGCTGGGTCGCGTGGTCGCGCTGCATGCCAAGGCGTACGCCAAGGACGAGGGCGAGGCCAAGGCCGTCGCCTACCAACTCCCTTACCTGAGCATCGAAGAATTGGAGCAGGCCAGCCAGTCAGTCGCGTGGACCGTCAAGGGCCTAGTGCCGGCCGACAGCATCGGCATGATGTTCGGCGGCAGCGGGACGTTTAAGAGTTTCATCGCGCTCGACCTGGCGCTGCATGTCGCGCACGGGCTGCGGTGGCTAGGCTTCAAGACCAAGAAGGGCCCGGTGATCTACATCGCGGCCGAGGGCGGCACGGGGCTGTGGCGCCGCATCAAGGCATGGCACATCGAGCGCGGCCTCGACTGGCACGGGCTGGACTTCCACATCGTCCCGGTGGCCGTGGATCTGATGAAGGACGCCACGGCAGTCGTTGCCGCCGCCAAGGCCAAGAACACCGCGCCAGCCCTGGTTGTGGTCGACACCTTGAGCCAGACCTTCGACGGCGAGGAAAACAGCGCCAACGAGATAGCGGCCTACCTGCGCAACCTGGGCACAGAGTTCCGCGCGTTGTGGCGCTGCGTGGTTCTGGTGATCCACCACAGCGGCCATAGCGCCACCGAGCGGCCGCGCGGTTCGAGCGCCATGCGCGCCAATGTGGACTTCTTGATCGGCGTGTTCCGGTCTGAGAAAGAGATGCTTGCCACGATCTCATGGTCGAAGCAGAAAGACGGCGAGCCGCCACAGGATGCCTCTTTCGGCCTGAAGTCGCATGTTCTCGGCCAGGACGAAGACGGTGACGACATCACCTCGCTATCGGCCCGGTTCATGGCCGAAGGGATCGAGCTGGAGCACGCCAGGCAGATGGAGTTCACGTCCGGCCGCAGCGGCAAGAACGGCCAGCTTCTGGGCTGCATCCAGAACGGCATGCCTGAAAAGGAACTGCGCAAGGTGTTCTACGACACCCTGGAAACCACCGACCCGCACGCCCGAAAGATGGCGTTTTACAGGGCCCGAGATTGGGCTGTAAAGGCCGGTTTCATCGAAGTTGCAAACGGCACAGTCATCGTGCTGAAGGACTTTTGACCATGTGCCGTTTTGACCAAAAACAACCCCAAAACGGCACAGAAACCGCCGAAAACGGCACAACGGCACTCGCGCGCGGGGGGCAAAACGGCACTGTGCCGTGCCGTTTGTGCCGTTCTGTGCCTTGTGCCGTTTGTGCCGTTTCAGTTACATCTGACCCGAATGAAGCCTTCAAGGCGAGGATTTCCAAGGACCCGAGATTCGCGGCTTGGGCCGCAGGAGCGAAGGCATGAAAGCACCCGACCTCGAACCCGTCTTCGGCGCCGACATCCACCCCTCCGCAGCCCGCGTCCTGGCTGACATGCACGAGCGCTGCAGGCTGCATGCGAAGAAGCTGATGAAGGACGAGCGCTGGGTCAAGGGCGCGACGGCGGAGGCGCTGGAGTGGGCTGCTAGTTGGGCTAGCGCCAGGCCGGTGGATGTCACGGAGGCCGCATGAGATACGCCGCCCGAGTCGACGCGAACCAGGCCGAGATCGTCGCGGCACTACGCAATGCCGGCGCCAGCGTCTGGATCATCGGTTTGCCCGTTGACCTGCTTGTCGGCCACGCCGGCAAGACCGCATTGATGGAGGTCAAGACGCTGACCGGCAAGCGCACACCGAAGGCTGCAGGACACACGCAGCTGCAGAAGGACTTCATGCTCGACTGGAACGGCGGGACGGTTGCCACGGTGACAGACATCGAGGGCGCGCTGCGTGTTCTGGCTGCGATGGGTGAGGAGGCTGCGCTGTGATATCGCTCACCGACACCGACCGCACGGCCCTGGCCGCGCTGACGCACCGCGAGCGCGAAGTGCTGGTCTGTATGGCGCAGGGCCGGCAGGACGAGCAGATCGGCGTGTGCCTAGGCATCACGCGCAGCACGGTCAACGGGTATCTGAAGAAGATTTTCGACCGGCTGGGCGTTCGGACTCGTGTGTCGGCTGCGGTGATCGCAACTAAAGCGGGGTGGGTATGAGCGTGATCTGCAAGCCCTGCGGCCGTGGCCGGTGGAACAGCATGACGCTGGTCTACACCGGGCCGCAGCTAGCGCCGTTCACTGTTGCGGTGGGTGAGCAGTTCACGCTGGGCACGGTGGTCTGGCGGGTGTGTGAGGTCCGCCCATGACTCACGACGACACCCGCGCGCGCGTTTGCCCATGACGACCCGCGTCGATTGGCCCCGCCTGCTCAGCGACATCGCGTGGCTGATCGGCGAGTACGACTTCGCCTTCCCTGATGTCCGCACGCCGGCCGGCACGCCAAAGCTGGCCGTGTACCTGCAGCTCAGCCGCGGCGCCGTACGCAACATGCTCGACGGCACAGAGCCCCGGCACAGCGACGGCCAGCGCCTGATCGCGGTTTGGATGCGGCTGAGCGGCAAGCCGGCGGCCTATGTTCCGGTCGAACGGATCGCCAGCGTGCACCGGGGAAAGAACGCCAGCAGCTACACCTGATGGCTTGAAAGCGCCAGGGCACCAGCGCCAGCATGCGGCGGCTTACACAAGGAGCCCGCTTCATGCCCGACTTCGATATTCAGATCCCAGGCGCCGTTGAAGCGCCGGCCGCTGACGACACGCCCGTCGATCCTAAGGACGCGCGCATCGCCGAGCTGGAGACCACGGTCGCCCAACTGAATGCTGCACTGCAGGATGCCAACGAGAAGTTGCGCGCTGTGCAGACGGTGCCGAGCGCCGCGGTCCAGACGAACACCGGCCCGCGCCTGATCGGCGAGAACTGGGCTGCTAAGACATCAGCCGAAGCCCAGGCTGCTGGCGTCACGCGCCCGGTGCTGTGCTCTGACGGCTACTACGTGCCGGCCTGACGTGGCTGACCTGGCCGATATCGACTGCACGGCACTGCTGCCGGCCACGCCGACGCGCGAGCAGATCGAGCGCCTGGAGGCCTACATGCTGACGCTGGGTGCCGAGGTGGGCGAAGTCGAGCTGCCGACCTGGCACCACTTCGCCGATGGCCTGGTGGCGCGCTCGATCCTGATCAAGGCCGGGACGCTGCTGACCGGTGCAGTCCACAAGACCGAGCACCTGAACATCGCCAGCGGCGACATCACGGTGTGGACGGAGGCCGGCATGAAGCGACTCACCGGATTTGCAGTCATGGCATCGCAGCCCGGAGCCAAGCGCGTGGGTCTGGCGCACGCCGACACACACTGGACGACGGTGCACACCAACCCAGACAACTGCCGCGACATCACGACGCTGGAGGATCGGCTGCTCGACGACGCCAGCATGCTGCAGTCCAGGCGCATGCCGACGCTGCGCGCCCAGACGGTGGAGGCGCTGCAATGAGCGCTGGCATCACCGCGCTGGGCTGGGCCGCCATCGTTGGTGTGACGGCTGCGACCGTCAGCAGCGCCGATACGGCCCGCAAGGCAGGCCACGCCCAGACGGACGCCATCAACAACCAGATGGCCAGCGACGCACGAGCCACGGCTGAAGCGCAGACCGGTGCAGCGGTGGCAGCGAACGCCATGCGCGTCGGCCAGAAGCGTGCCTACCAGGCCAACACGCTGGCGCTTGGCAGCGGCGACGGCACGAAGAACGTGCTGGCTGCAGGAGCCTCGACGGCGCAGCGCCAGGCCGGCGTGCAGCCCACCGTGTCTGTGCTGGGCGGCGGAGCCCCAGTCGTCAGTGGTGGTCGCTGATGGCTGCTGAAGCGCCCGCCCTCGTTCGCCGGCTGAGCAAGCTCAAGAGCCTGCGCCAGCCGCATGAGTTCGTCTGGCGTGACTGCTTCGACCACAGTTTCCCGATCCGGGGCAGCGGCCTGCAGTCCAACACGCTGACGGCGCAGAGCGCGCTGGACCGCAAGGCCCGGCTGGTGGACAGCACGGCAACCGACGCTGGCCGCATCCTGGCCAGCAGCCTTCAGGCCGGCATGACGCCCGCCAATGCGCGCTGGTTCAACCTTGACGTGTACGGCGCCGACGATGGCGCCAAGACCTGGTTGGACAACGCGGCCGACCAGTTGCACCAGGAGATCCACAACGCCAACTTCGACAGCGAGGCCCTGGACTCGATGCTCGACGTGGTGGCCGCCGGCTGGTTCTGTATGCACGTCGACGTGGACCATGACCATGGCGGTCTGGTGTTCGACTCGTGGCCCATCGCTCAGTGCTACTTCGCCAGCACCAGGGCTGACGGCGTCATCGACACGGTGTTCCGAACCTACACGCTGACGGCTGCCCAGGCTGTGTCGTTCGCCGAAGCGCGCGGCGGCACGGTCAGTGGTGTGGTGCAGGCCAAGGCCATCACCGAGCCTGACCACACGGTCGAGATGGTGCACTGCATATTCCCGCGCACACCGCATGCAGCCGGCGCCCGCATGTCCAAGAACATGCCGATTGCTTCGGTGCATCTGGAGCTGCAGCAGCAGTCCATCGTGCTGGAGTCTGGCTACGAAGAAATGCCCGTGATCTGCCCGCGCTGGAGCCTGATACCGGACAGCGCCTACGCAGTCGGCCCGATGTTCGATGCGCTGCCCGACTGCCGCATGCTCAACGAGCTGAAGCGCATGGACCTGGCCAGCGCCGACATTGCCATCGGCGGCATGTGGATCGCCGAAGACGACGGTGTGCTGAACCCGCGCACGATCAAGGTCGGCGCGCGCAAGGTCATCGTGGCCAACAGCGTGGACAGCATGAAGGCGCTGACCACGGGTGCCAACTTCCAACTGGCTGACGAGCGCATCGCGCAACTGCAGGGCTGCATCCGCAAGCTGCTGATGGCCGACCAGCTGCAGCCGCAGGATGGCCCGGCGATGACGGCCACTGAGATCCACGCACGCATTGCGCTGATCCGCCAGCAGTTGGGACCGACCTTCGGGCGCATGCAGGCCGAGTATCTGCAGGGCCTGGTGGTGCGCTGCTTCATGCTGGCCATGCGCGCCGGCATCTTCGGCCAGCCGCCGCAGTCCATCGCCGGCCGCGGCTTCGCCGTCAAGTACATCAGCCCGCTGGCCCGAGCGCAGAAGCTCGAAGACGTCACCGCCATCCAGCAGACGCTGGGCTACGTGCTGCAGGTTGCGCCCGTGCGGCCCGACATTCTGGACAACTACGACTTCGACGAGATCGCGCGCACGCTGGCCGAAGGGCAGGGCGTGCCGATGAAGATCATCGTGGATCTGCAGCAAGTCCAGGCCCTGCGCCAGCAGCGCGCCCAGCAACAGGCCCAGGCGCAGCAGCAGGCGCACCAGCAAGAGATCCAGACCATGGCCGCAGGCGAGCAGTTCAAGGCTGCTGGCGCGCGTGCGGCTGCCGCTTGACTTCAGGAGATCACCATGCCCGGTCCACTCGTTCAAGGCACGTTCGCCACCGGTCAGAACCCGGTCAGCGGAAACGCATCGGACGTCATCGACGTGCCGTCGTCCAACACCGCCTTCTCTGCGCCGACCATGAAGCTGACCACGGTCGGCCTGGATGCGTCGAACACCATCAAGACTCAGAAGATCACGGCGCCCGGCACGGCATGGGCTGACCAGACGACCTACAACAGCGACCAGACAGCCACTGCCATCACGGTCGTGGCCGGTGAGCAGTGGCGTGTCGTCGGCGTGACTCAGCAGGCGCTGAAGGACATCCGCTACAAGCTGAGCTTGGAGAGCTGATCATGAGCAACCAGAGCATTGCATCAGCCGTCCGCACGGCAACGCTGACCGGCGACGACAACAAGAAGGTGCCGGGCAATCACGGATGCATCGCCATCCTGAACGTCACGGCTGTGCCGGGCGCCGACACCGTCACGCTGAGCATCGAGGCGAAAGACCCGGTGAGCGGAACCTACTACACCGTGCTGGCTGCGGCGGCCAGGTCAACGACCGGCATCGACGTGCTGCAGGTTCAGCCCGGCGGCGTGGTCACGGCCAACGTGTCTGCCAACGCATCGCTGCCCGACGTGTACCGCGTCAAGGTCACGCACTCGGCCGGCTCCAGCTTCACCTACAGCGCCAGCATCACCGAACTGCTGTGAGCAAGGCCACGTCGCCTGAGATGTACGCCCGTGTCTTCGAGGGCCATCACGAGGGCGTGCTGATCCTGGAGGACATGACCCGCCGCTTCGGTGGCGCCTTGTTCGTCAAGGGAGGCGAAGAGGGCCGTCGCGAAACCGATTACCGACTGGGCCGGCGCGCGGTGCTCGACTTCATCCTTGGCCAGATCAACCAGGCCGGCAACGTGCCCCCACCTGACGAGCAGGAACCCGAGACATGAGCATCACCACAGCAGTCTGCGACACCTTCACCCGCGAGCTGGTCAACAGCACCATCGGGCACTTCACGACCGACACCTACAAGCTGGCGCTGATCAAGCCGTCCAGCGCCGGCACGCTGGGGCAGGCGACCACCAACTACAGCGACCTCGCGACCGACGAGGTGGCCAGCGGCGCCGGCTACACCACGGGTGGCGTGACGCTCACCGGCACCACGGCCAGCAGCTCTGGTCGGCTGTCTCTGGACTGGGCCGATGCGACCTGGGCGACGGCCACATTCAGCGCCGCAGGATGGCTGATCTACAACAGCAGCAAGAGCAATCGGGCTGTAGCGGTGGGCAGCTTCGGCGGCACGTTCACGGGTGGCGGCGGCACGTTCACGGTGCCGCTGACGAATCCGGTGCAGACGACTTGATGAGATCGAGGTAACCCGCAATGAGCATCCAGACCTGGCAAGAAACCATCGTCGCGGGCAGCGTCGACGGCCCAACCCTCACCGCTGCGGCTGCTGCATCGTGCATCCCGACGGCCTCTCGAATCATCTTGCCGAACAACTACTTCTATGTCGGCAAGATCATCAAGATCATCTTGCACGGCCGGATCAGTTGTGCGGTGACGACCCCCGGCACGGCGCGCTTCGACGTCCGCATGGGCCCATCGGGGACTATCGTGGTGTTCGACTCGGGCGCGATGAACCTGAACATCGTGGCGAAGACCACGGTGCCGTGGTTGCTGGAAATCTGGCTGACCTGCCGCGCTGTGGGCGCCACGACGACGACCAACTTCATGGGCGTCGGCAACTTCCAGTCGGAGGCCCTGGTCGGCGCTCCGGTCAACACGGCGGGCGGCAATGGTGGCCTGCTGGTCCCCGTCGGAGCACCCGCAGTCGGCACAGGCTTCGACAACACGGCGGCCAACGCGCTGGATGTGTTCTTCACGCAGACCGTTGCCACCGGCAGCATGACCGTCCACGGCTACCGTGTGGACGCGCTGAACTGACATGCCAATCGCAGTCGGCGGAAGCGCGGGTCTTCAGCGTGCTGGCGGGCCTTCGCTCGTCGCCACGCCGGGCCGTGCTGCCGGCTGGTCTGGTGGCAGTGGCGGGCCGCCGACCATGATGGGGCCAGGGGCAGGGTGCACGCCGCCAAGGCCGAAGCCGCACAGCCAGCTGCTCAGGGCATCGCCTGGCGTTGCGCCGTTCAGGGCTACGCCGTTCGCGCTGGTCAACCGAGCGCTCTCAGGCGTGACGCGAGACTCCAGCGGCACCGCGCTGCCGCTGTGCGACCTGGACCTGTACATGACGCATGCCGACACGCTGGCGGCGCAGACGCAGTCTGATGCATCTGGCAACTTCACCTTCTGGAACCCAGGATCGGGCCCGTACTACATCGTGGCCTACAAGAGCGGATCGCCTGACGTGGCCGGAACCACGGTCAACACGCTGATCGCGACGTAAGGGGCTCGCTGCCGTGGCCGGCAACGACGTATTTCTCTACAGCGTCCCATCAGACGCCAACCCGAACGATGTTCGGCTGCGCGACCCGACGACGGCCGGCAGCGGCGGCAGCTCGCCGACCACGGCGCCAACCATCGCGGCCAGCTTCGCCTGGTCCGCGTCGGCATCGACACCGCTGATCGACATCAGCAGCGCGACCGCTGCCGGTTCTTTCGCATGGTCGGCCAGCGTGGCGTCGCCACTGGTCGGCGTCAACGCGGCGACCGTCTCTGCATCGTTCGCCTGGACAGCATCACCCAGCGCCCCGCTTGTCGGCGTCAACGCATCGAGCATTGCTGGCACCTTCGCATGGCTGTCCAGCCCATCAGCGCCGCTGGTCGGGGTCAACTCTCCAGCCGTTGCCGGGTCATTCGTCTGGACCGCGTCACCCTCTGCGCCACTGGTGGGCACGACGACGCCAGCGGCCAGCGCTTCCTTCGCGTGGTCTGCCAATGCGTCGGCTCCAAGCGTCGGAGGCAGCGACACGACGGCATCCAGCGTTGCCGCCTCGTTTGCCTGGAGCGCCAGCGTCGGGGCTCCGACCTATGACACCGTCTCCCCCGATGTCGCCGGGTCGTTCGCATGGAGTGCAGCCGCTGGCGCACCTAGCACCGGCTCCAGCGACACGACAGCCTCAACGGTGTCGGCTTCGTTCAGCTTCTCAGCCAGCGTCGGTGCGCCGATCTACGACACGCTGGCCGCTGACGTGGCTGGCTCGTTCGCGTGGTCTGCTGCCGTCGATGCGCCAGTCATCACCGCACCCGGAACCGATGTCGTTGCGGCTGATGTCTTCGCCGAGCTGGGCTTCATCTCCCAGGTGCAGACGCCCGTGCTTGTGCAGTACGTCGGCAACCAGGCCGGCTATGACCAGATCGCCCGCCGCACCCGCGCACGGATGGTCTGGAGCGCCAGAGCGCTGCCGCCGGTCATCGGCAAGCCGCGAAGGCCCGTGGCGGCGCCGGGAGCTCACGCCGGCTTCGCATGGGCCGGTCGATGCCCGATGCCGATTGCCCTGCAAATTTCTGCGCCACGGCCCGAGCTGGTGCGCAGTCAAGCCCGAGCGGAGCTGATCCGCTCACAACCCCTACCCATGACAAGGACCATCGAACATGTCTGACGACACCTCTGGCAATGCAGCGCCTTCTACTGCTGCTTCTCCTGATGCTGCTCCCGCCGCATCTGCGCCGGTTGCCGCACCCGCTGCTGCACCTGCTTCCGTTCTTGGCAGCGGCGCGGCGGCAGCGCCAACGCCGCAAGCGCCGGCCGACCCACATGCGTGGCTGCCGGAAAAGCTGCGCGTGTTCGGCGAAGACGGCAAGACGCTGAACCTGGAAGACTCGGCCAAGAAGATGGGCGAGGCGTACACCCACCTGGAAAAGCGCTTCGGCTCCGGCGACATGCCGCCCAAGACCGTGGAGGACTACAAGGTCACGGTGCCCGAGGCGCTGGCCGACAAGCTGAAGGCTGAAGACCTGGCGGGCAATGAAGCCTTCAAGGCGTTCCTGGCCAAGGCGCACGGGGTGGGCCTGACGCAGAAGCAGCTCGACACCGTGGTCGGCGAGTTCCTGGACCGCAGCATCAAGAACGCCGCCGCCGGCGACCAACTCAGCGCCGAGGCGGCCACGGCCGAACTGCGCCAGGGTTGGAAGACCGACGCCGAATTCCAGGCGGGCGTGCAGGCTGCCTATCGCGCCGGCAAGGCATACGGCGGCGCCGACTTCGAAGGCATCTTGAAGGACCACGGCAACGACCCGCGCATCGTGCGGCTGCTGGCTGCGGTGGGCAAGGAACTGGGCGAGGACCGTGGCACGCCGGCCGCCGCTGGAGCGATGGCGGAGCCCGATGTCGAGTCGTTGGCGAAGTCGGCTGCCTACTGGAACCCGAACGACCCGCAGCATGCAGTGGTCAAGGCCAAGGTGGCGGCGCACTACGCCGCGTTGCATGGGACGGCCGCCAAGCGCACGGGCTCGATGTCGTTCCAGTCGTCAGTCTGACCTGGCTTGAATGCGCCAGCCGGTTGCGCTGACAGTTGCGCAGCCGGCCCGCAGTGGCATGCGGACAACCGGCGAGGGGCAACCCTCGACCGCCCGTCCTGAGCGCGCACTGCAGCCGGTGTAGCTCCACGTAGCTGGGCCCCGAAAGGGACAACCCGATAGGCGAACAACCGTTCAACTTTCAGGAGCTACTCATGAGCTTTCAAGTCACCGAAGCGATGGTGCAGCAGTACGGGACCAACTTCCGCACGCTGTTCCAACAACGTCAATCCCGCCTGGCGCCGTGGTGCCAGATGGAAGCCGGCATCGTCGGCCAGTCGAAGAGCGTCGAGCGGATCGGCAAGGCCGAGGCCTACGACATCACCAGCCGCCACGCCGACACCAAGTATGTCGAAGTGCCGCACTCGCGCCGCTGGCTCGATCTGCAGGACAAGGGCTGGGCCGAGCTGGTGGATGAGATGGACAAGATCCGCATGCTGGCGGACCCGACCTCGCCTTATGCCGGTCTGGCCGTGATGGCGCTGAACCGCCAGAAGGACGACATCATCATCGCCGCGGCGCGCGGCAATGCCCGCACCAACACCGGCCTGATCGCCTTGCCGTCGAGCCAGAAGATCGCGGTGGGCGGCACGTCGCTGACGCTGGCCAAGCTGCTGGCAACCAAGGAAATCTTGGACAGCAACGAGGTGGACGACGACCAGAGCATGGCGCTCGACGGCCAGTCGAACAACGAGAGCTCGGCGCGTGTGTGCGTGGTCAACGCCAAGATGCTGACCAACCTGTACGGCACGACGGAAATCAAGTCCATCGACTACAACTCGGTGAAGGCGCTGGCTATGGGCCAGATCGACACCTTCCTGGGCTTCAAGTTCGTGCGCAGCGAGCGCCTGGCCTACACGTCCAGTGTGAACAGCCGCTTCGCGCTGGCCTTCAGCCGATCGTGCATGGGCCTGGGCGTCGGCAAGGACATCGTGTCGAGCATCGACGTGCTGCCGGGCAAGAACTACAGCGCGCAGGTCTACGCCCGCATGTCCATCGCGGCCACGCGGCTCGAAGACGAAGGCGTTGTCGAAATCTCCTGCTTCGAGTAAGCGGCAAGCAACCAAGGAACCACCATGGCAAACTATTTCGCCGACGTCCAAACCATCGTCAACGGCCCGGCCTTCGGCCAGCCGCTGGCCACGCGCACCAAGGCCAACAAGGTCGGCGGCCGGCTGCGCTTCTTCGAGTCGTTCTTCGTGGTGCCCGCCGGCACGCTGGCCATCGCCGACAAGATCTACTGGGGCAAGCTGCCGTTGAAGGCGCGCATCGTCGGCCACCTGTCGAAGCTGACCTTCACGGCCGGCACGGCGTCGAGCACCATCAACCTGGGCGACAACATCGTCGCGGCGCGCCACCTGGCTGCCACTTCGGTGGCGTCGGCCAGTACGGCTGTGCCGACTGCCTCGGAGCAGGTGAACACCGGAACGCTGACCACTGTGAGCGGCTCCACGCAGGCCATCATCACCGCATCGCCCGGAGCGTTCCAGGCTGGCGCGCTGGTCACCGGCACCGGCATCCCGTCGAACACCACCATCGTGGCGGTCTCGGGGTCGGCCATCGGGGCGACGGTCACACTGAGCTCTGCGGCCACGGCCAGCAACACCGCGCAGGCCATGAGCATGACCGGCGGCGGCTTCGAGACCACGGACGACAGCAACACCGTGGGCAACGGCTTCGCCAGCGCCACCGATGACTGCACGCTGGTCTCCACGGTTGCCGGCGCGGTGCTGGCCGCCGGCCAGGTCATCACGCTGAAGGTCGCCTACGTGCAGGACTGATCCTGCTCGCACGGCCACGGGCCCGGCCGCTGTCACTGCAGCGCCGGGCCTTTTTCCATGAAGGAACACCATGACGTCGGCTGTCTCGATCTGCTCCAACGCGCTGCTGATGAATGGCGCGCAGACCATCAATGCGCTGGACGACAGCAGCGACCGGGCCCGGCAGTGCGCCAACCTGTACCCGACGGTGCGCGACTACGTGCTGAGCACGCACCCATGGAACTGCTGCATCAAGCGCGTGCTGCTGAGCCCAGACACCGACGTGCCGGCCTTCGACTGGTCGGCGCAGTTCACGCTGCCTGCCGACTTCCTGCGACTGCTGGCCACCGGTGAGGACGGATACGAGCCTGATCACATGATCGAGAGCGGCAAGATCCTGATGAACCAGTCCACGCTGAAGCTGCGCTACGTCTGGAAGAACACGGTCGAGGACACCTGGACGCCGCTGCTGATCATGGCCGTGACCATGGCGATGCGCCAGGCGCTGGCGTACCCGATCACGCAGAGCACGAGCCTGGAGCAGCTGATCGACCAGGCCATCGAGCCGATCCTCAAGCGCGCCCGCACCACCGACTCGCAGGACCAGCCGCCGCAGACGCTGGGCGACTTCAGGCTGCTGCAGGCCCGCTTCAGCAACCGCGACCTGGCTGGGCAGTGACATGCCGCGGCTGAGCCTCGTTCAGACAAACTTCACGGCCGGGGAGATCAGCCCGCGCCTGCATGGCCGCACCGACATCGACCGCTACAACAACGCGGCCAAGACGATGCAGAACTGCCACCCCGTCATCCACGGCGGCGCGGTGCGGCGCGAGGGCACCTTCTACTCCCAGGCGGCCAAGTACAGCGGCACCAAGAAGGCCCGGCTGATCGAGTTCATCGTCAGCCGCAGCGCGTCCTACATGCTGGAGTTCGGTGACCTGTACGTGCGGATCTTCTCGCCCAGCGGCGTGTACACCGGCATCGAGCTGGTGAGCCCATACACCGAAGCGATGCTGGCCGACATCGACTACGTGCAGGGCGCCGACACGATGTTCCTGTTCCATGCGTCGGTGGCACCGTACCGGCTGCGATCTTTCAGCAGTGTGCTGTGGGACTTGTCGGCCGCGCCCTTCACGGTGCAGCCGTTCGATGAGCAGGGCCACTATCTGGCGGCCAACCTGACCCTGGGCGCGACGACGGGCACCGTGACAGCCACAGCCAGCGCGGCGGTGTTCCTGCAAAGCGACGTCGGCCGCAACCTGATCTCGTCGGCCGGCAGCGGCAAGGTGACAGCCTTCACCGACACCACGCACGTCACGGTCAGCATCACCACGGCATTCGCCAGCACGGCGCTGGCCAGCGGTGCGTGGTACCTCGATGTCTCACCCCAGGCGCTGGCTGTGCCGACGGCCAAGGATCCGATCGGAACCTCCATCACGCTGACCGGTGCAGCGCAGCGCAGCGGTACCATCACGCTGACCGCCAAGACGGGCGCCATCACCGTCACGGCAACCGGCGCTCCATTCCTTGCGACCGATGTCGGCAAGACGCTCTACGCCGACAGCGGCGTCGCCACGATCACGGGCTACACCAACCCGGCCCAGATTGCCGCCACCACCAGCACCGACTTCGCGTCGACCAGCTACGCATCTGGCGCATGGGGGATCAGCGGCAGCACCTTCCGGTCGGAGGACGTCGGCAAGTACGTGCGCCTGAATGGCGGCATGGTGCTGATCACCAACTACGCCAGCGACGCAGCAGTGACGGCCCGCATCGTGACCGCGATGACCAGCATCGTGGCGTCGCCCGGATTAGCCTGGACGCTGGAGGCGCCCGTGTGGAGCGCCACCAACGGCTACCCTCGCACGGGCACGCTGCACGAGCAGCGCCTGTGGTGCGCCGGATCGACCAAGTACCCGCAGACCATTTGGGGCAGCCGCACCGGCCTCTATCTGGACTTCACCAAGGGTGTGGCCGATTCGGACGCCTGCTCGTTCACCATCGCCAGCGACGAGATCAACCCAATCAGCTACCTCGCCGCGGCGCGCATCCTGATCATCCACACGTATGGGGGTGAGTTCAGCATGCAGGGTGGAATCGACAGACCGATTACACCTACCGTCGTGCAGATCAAGTCGCAGACGTCACACGGCAGCAAGAATGTTCGGCCGCTCACCATCGGCAAGGAGTCGATCTTCGTACAGCGTGCCGGCCGCAAGGTGCGCGCGATGGGCTACACATTCCAGATCGACGGCTACACCTGCCCTGACCTGGCGGTGCTGGCCGAGCACATCACGGCCTCGGGCATCGTGTCGATGTGCTACCAACAGGAGCCCGACCAGCTGGTGTGGCTGGTGCTGGCCGACGGCTCGCTGCTGACGTGCACCCTGGACCGCGACCAGCAGGTGACGGGCTGGGCCAAGCACTACACCGACGGCGCCTTCGAGTGGGTGGCCGCCATCCCCATCGGCTCAAGCGAGCAGGTGTGGGCGGTGGTGCGCCGCATCGTCAACGGCGTGACCGTGCGTTACATCGAGTGGTTCGACACCTACTTCCAGCCCATCCTTCCGGCTGCGGTTGACCCCAATGCGCTGCCGCCCATCACGCAGCCAACGGTCTACGGCTGCACGGTGGACGCGGCCAAGCTGGTGGACAACGTCAGCGGGCAGACCGTGTTCACCGGTCTGGGCCACCTGGAAGGCAAGACGGTGGATGTGGTGGCCGACGGCAGCGCCATGGCCCAGCAGGTGGTGACGGGTGGCCAGATCACGCTGCCGCGCGCCAGCTACCGCACGCTGATCGGCCTGCACTTCAAGACTATCCTGACCATGCTGACGCCTGAGGCCGGAACCGGCAGCGGCACCGCGCAAGGCAACAGCATACACATCGGCGAGATCACGATCCGCCTGCTGAACACGCTGGGCGCCAAGGTGCTGGACGGCGAAGGCCGCGAGCAGGACGTTCCATTCCGCCGCTTCGGCACCGCGGTGCTGGATGCGCCGCCCCCGATGTACAGCGGCCCGGTGCGCATCGAAATGCTGGGATGGGAGCGCGGACGCGCCGAGATCTCTGTGGTGCAAGACCAGCCGCTGCCCATGCATGTGCTGGCCGTGGTTCGCAAGACCACCATCAACGATTGAAGGGAACGCACATGAGCTGGGTCGGGGTCGCCATCGGCGGCATGAAAGTGATGGGGCAGATTCAGCAAGGCCAGGCCGCCAAGTCCACGGCCAACGCGCAGGCACAGTCGCTGGATTACCAGGCCCAGCAGGAGCAGCAGGCATCGCTGGATCAAGCGGCCATCATCCGCCGCGCCGGGCGCTACACCGAGGCTTCAGCAACGGCCGCCTATGCCGGCGCTGGTGTGAAGGTAGGTGAGGGCAGCGCAGCCGATGTCAGCGCGCAGATCCAGACCGACAGCGAGCACGACGCGTTCACGACCATCCTGAACGGAACCAAGCGGTCCAATGCTCTGCGAGCCACGGGCACGATGTCGCGCACACAGGGTGATCTGGCAGCCAGCCAAGCGAACATGGCGGCGATGGGCACGGCGCTGTCGTCGGGTTACTCCGGCATGCAGGGTAGTGGCTGGCGAACTGCTGGGCCAGGGTTCAGCGGCACGCAGGCGCCGGCACCGGTGTCCACGGCAACCGTGAAGTGGAACGGCTGACCATGGCCACCATACCGATGGGCAACTACGGCCAGGCTGTGGCGCAGCCAGGCCAGGCGCTGAACGTGCCACGCCAGGATGTGTCCAGCGGGCTGATCGCGCTGGCCGACTCGGCGCAGGGCATCAAGTCGGACAACGATCAGCGGCAGTTGAAGCTGGATGAGTCCCGCATGCGCGCGCAGACCGCGCTGACGCTGGCGAAGACGACGAACGACCTTCACGACACGGCGACCGAGATCTCGCGCGGCGTCAACGACGGCAGCATTCCAGCCGACCAGGCACAGGCCAAGTTCACTGAGGCCGTCGGCAAGATCACCGGGCCGGCGCTGGACGGCTACGCGCCCGATCAGCGCATGGTTATCGACGCGCACCTGCAGCAGCAGCAAGGCACGCTGATGCGAGGCCTCGATGGCGTGGTGCAAAAGCGCAAGCAGACCGAGACGGCGGCGACCATCGACGACCTTGGCGAGCAGTTCCAGCGCATGGCATCGAGGCAGGGGCCTGCGTGGTCAGCAGAGAACTACCGCACCGTCTTGCGCAACAGCGGCCCGGCTGCCGGCCTGAACGAAGCGCAGATCAGCAAGATGGGCAACGCCTACAGCGAGCGCGTGCATGCCACGTTCTACGAGAACGCCGCCACTGGCGCTCTGACCAATGGCGACGACCACGCGCTGGGCGAGCTGGTGACAAAGATCAAGGGCCCGGACGGTGACGCGCTGGACCCGCAGAAGCGGGCGCAGCTGATGCACCAGGTCTTCGGCTGGCAGCAGCATGTGATCGCACAGAAAGTGCGGGCAACGAGCGCCGCAGAAGATGCGCTTCGCGTCCAGACGAATGAGGCGGTTGACCTGTTCAACAAGGGCGCCGACATCTCGCTGGGCGGCGGCTACCTGTCGCCCGATTTCATCACCCAGATGACGACGACAGCGGCCGGCACGCCGATGCAGGCGCAGGTGCTGGACCTGATCGCCAGCCAGTCCACTATCGCCGGCTTCGCCAGCAAGTCGGCGCCGCAACGTGCGCAGGAGATCGAGCGCTTGCGCGCGGCCCGCGCCACGCCAGGCGTCGGCGTTGACCCGCTGGGCGACAAGCTGCTGAAGGCCGTCGAGACGATGGACAGCAAACTGCGCACCGCGGCAGAAGACAACCCATGGGTAGCCGCCCAGCAAGCCGGCCGCATCCAGGAAGCGCCGCAGATCAACGCAGCCGACCCGCAGAGCGCCATCACCATCATGCGGCAGCGGATGGCCACCATCGGCCAGGTCGAGCAGTGGGTCGGCCACAAGGTCAGCCCGCTGCAACCGGCCGAGGTTGAGCAGATCAGCAAGATGGTGCGCACCATGCCGCTGGATCAGGCGGCAACGATGCTCGGCAGCTTCGGCGCGTCCATGGGCAACTCGGATCGTGTCGAGGCGATGGCCAAACAGCTGCACGACAAGGACGGCAGTCTCGGCCTGGCCATGATGTACGCCAGCCAGCAGACCACGCAGGGCCGCTTGGTTGCCGAGCTGGTGCTGCGCGGCGACCAGGCCCTGCGCGACAAGACCGTGACCATCGACAAGGCTGCTGAGACGGGCTGGCAGGCCACCATCGCCAAGAGCATCAGGGGTGCCTTCAGCAACCGGCAGGCGGAAGACGCTGCCGTCGATGCCGCTTTCAAGATCGCCGCGGCGAAGTACGCGCAGAACAACAGCATCGACATCCCTGAAGCGGTGCGCCTTGCAACGGGCGGAATCGTGGAACGCAACGGCCAGAAGTTCCCGCTGCCCTACGGGATGAAGGAGCCTGATTTCGACAAGGCCCTGAGCGCCATCAAGCCCGCCGACCTGGCTGCGCAGGCTCCCGACGGCCAGGTACTGGTCGGCCGCACGCCGATGGCGCTGGATGCCTTCGTCGCCACGCTGCCCAAGGCTTCGCTGGTTGATGCCGGGCCGGGCCTCTACAACGTCCGCGCTGGCATGGCCACCGTGACGAACACGGCCGGCAAGCGCCTCACCCTGAAGGTGGGCCCGTGATTCAGGGCATGTTCCAGGCCGGCACCGATCAGGTGCTGGATGACCAACTGCAACGCCCGCGCGCACCGGTACCGACGGCGCCCGGCTTCTCGTTCATGGATCTGGTGGCGTCACCATTCCAGGGTATCGGCGGCGCAGCAGCCAAGACGCTGGCGTTCGGGTCCGAGATCACCGGGGCATTCGGCCAGGTGGCCGGCGCTTACCCTGAAGCATTGGGTCCGATCACCCTTTCCGACGAGCAGAAGAAGCAGGCCGAGGCGCAGCGCCGCAAGCTGCTGACGACGGGCATCGACTACAGCAACGAAGCCGGCGACATCTTCCGGCAGCGGGCGCGGGACATCATGCCCGACCCGCTGACCACGCACGCCAGCGCGCAGATCGTGGCTGGGTTGACCGACTTCATGACCCAGGCTGTCGGCTACACCGCGACGATGGGCCCGGCCGGCGCGATGCTGCTGGGCGCCGATGTCGGCATGAGCGAGTCTGACCGGCTGAAGCAGCAGGGTGTCGATTTGGCCACTCGCACGAAAGCCGGCGCAGTGGCTGGCGCAGTGGCCGGCGGCTCTGTCATCATGCCGATGAGTGGCGCGACGGCGCTGTCCCGTTTCGCCAAGGGCGCCGCAGTGGGTGAGGCCTCGATGATCGGCCAATCGGCTGCCGAGAAGGTCATCCTTGAACACGCCGGCTACGACAAGATCGCCAACACTTTCGACCCCCTGGACCCGGTTGCGCTGGCGATGGGCCTGGTGCCGGGCGCGCTGGGCGCCAAGTTCGGCAAGCCCCGCGCGCCGGTTCCGCTGCGCACCGAAGCCGACATGCGCGCGGCCGCGGTGCTGGAGCCGGACCGAGCAGCGCTTGAGGCGCAGCAGGAAAGCAGCGCCAGCAATCTGCGCGAGCTGGAGCAGGCAATCGCAGCCGAGAAGGATCCGAAGAACAAGGTCGTGCTGCAGGGCCTGCTGGATCACCAGCGCAGCGTGGCGGCCGAGGTTGCATCGAATCCCGACTACGTGCACGCGGCACGGGTGCAGCAGGCGGCCACGGCGCTGGAGCGGTCACGACTGACGCCGGCCGATGACCTGGCTGGGGCCGAAGCGCATGTGCGCGCAGTCGAGACGGCGATGGATCAGATCGGTCGTGGCGAGCCGGTACGGGTCACGAACATCCTGGCGCCCGATTTCTCGGCGCTGGCCGATGCGCACAATCAAGCGCAGGCCCTGGCAGCCGAGCGAGAGAGCCTGCTGCCGGTGGCTGGCGGTCTTGCTGAACGTGGCGCCATTCGCCAAGCACGCGAAGAGCCGCGGCTGATGGAGCAGCGGCGCCCCGACAACTCGGATGCCGCCTACAGGGATGTGGCCAAGGACATCCAAGGGCGCGACGGTGTCAGCTACAAAGCCGCGCTGTCGCGGGCCAAGAAGGACATCGACGGTCAGATGGCCGACTTCGAGGCCCGCCAGCAGCGACTGCAGGATGCCATCGAGGCCAATGCCAGGGCGCAGCAGGCAAACCAGCGCATCGGCGAGATCGACGGCCTGCTGCCAGACCTGGAGCGGCAAGCTGCACCGTACCGCACCGCGCTGGCGGCCGAAGCATTGCGCGCCGCCCGAGAGCCGGTCGAGGCTGTGACTCCTGGACTATCAGCCGAGCCTGCACCCAGCCGCGCCACTCCGGTCGCCGAGGCTGCCCGCACTGCGATGGACGAGCACCAGGCTGCGGGCAAGACCATTGCCCAATTCCTGACCGACAACCCGCAGCATCCGCCAGAGGTCCGCAACCTACTGATAGGCATGGACAAAGCCAAGGACGACGCCGGCCGGGCGCGGCTGCTGCAGGACTTCGAGAACATGGCGCGACGCGACCAGACGGCGCCGCTGATGGATGTGGCAGCCGACGCGGTGGAAGGCCAGAGAAGCAAGGCTCCCGAGCAGTCAGCAGTCGATGCCGCAGCGGCTCAGGTCGAAGCCATGAACCCCGACATGCTGGTGCAGCTGGATGGCATGGATGGCCCGATGCGCGTGTCGGACCTGATGAAGCGCATCCGCGAAGAGGCCGCTACCGACGCCGAAGAGGCGCAATTGATCCAGGCGGCGGCCGAATGCGCGCTCAGGTACTGATGCTGCCGATGAGTGCCGCCAGCACGCCCAGCAAGCAAAAGCCAGCCAGGATGCCCATGCAGAGCATGTACCCCTTGAGCGCTTCCCACGCAGAGCGCAGGCTTCCGGTTGCAGCCCAGGTCGCCAGCGGGACGATGGACAGCAGCCCCGCGATTGCGGCAACGAACAGGAGTGCTTGACCGATGGCCATGAAACCTCAGTGTAAGCCCGTTGTCCAGGCTGCAGCGAAGGCCATGGGCCGCGCCAAGCCTCTGACCGAGGCGCAGCTCGCCGACATCGACAGTCGGCTGCGTCGCACCATGCGCCACCTGGCCGGCACCGAACCGACATGGCAGAGCCTGAGTGCTGATCAGCGCCTGACGATGGCCAGCCAGCGCGCCATGCAGGACATTCAAGGGGAGGCCGCTCGCAAGGTGGTGAACGCCCAACTTCAGATCGTGAAGACCGCGGCGACTGAGGCGCGCGTGTCGCAGGCCCTGGCCGCTTTCTCCGAGACACAGCGATCGCACGGCCTGGTGCGCGAGATGGACCAGACGGGCAACTACATCAACGGCATCAAGCAGGAGAGCATGGCTCGACTGGTCAACCTGATGGATGCCGTGAAAGACGGCGAAGGCGCCAGCACCGGCCGCCGCGTGTCGATGTTCCTGTTCGACGTGCAGAACCCGCAGATGACGCGCGACCTTGCAACAGAGGTGTTCGCGAATGCCAATGGTTCCACGGGAAACAAGGTAGCGCAGGAAGGCGCTAAGGCCTGGCTCCAGGTGATCGAAGAGCTGCGCCAGCGCTTCAACTCGGCAGGCGGCAACGTGGGGCAGCTCGACTACGGCTACCTTCCGCAGCCGCACGACTCCGCTCGGGTACGTGCTGCTGGCGCTGACAAGTGGTCGGCCGAGATGTTGCCCAAGCTGGATCGCAGCAAGTACGTGGACGAGGCCGGCGCGCGACTCGGTGATGCCGAGGTGCTAGACATGCTGCGCGCGGTGCACGAGACCATCGCCAGCGACGGCTTGAACAAGCAGGTGCCGGGCGATTTCAAGGGTAGCGGTGCCCGATCCAACAGCGGCAGCGCGCACCGCGAACTGCACTTCAAGGACGCCGAGAGCTTCCTGGCCTACGTCAACGACTACGGCGCCGGCAGCATGTACGACGCGATGGTCGGCCACGTCGGCAAGATGGCGCGTGACATCGGCCTGGTCGAGCGCTATGGCCCGAACCCGGCGGCGCAGATGCGACTGCAGTTCCAACTGGCGGCGAAGGCGGACGGGTTCAAGGTGGACAACCTGCCGCGCACGATGGGCCTGCGCCCGCAGTCCTACTGGGATGTGATCAACGGCACCGCAGCCACGCCGGCCAGCGCACGCCTGGCGCAGATCGGCACCGACATGCGCAACGTCCAGACCTTCGGCAAGTTGGGCGGCGCGGTGATCAGCAGCATCACCGACCTGGGCACCTACATCGTCAGCACCGGCTACAACCGGCTGAGCTACTGGGACGCCTTCGCCAATTACGGCAAGGTGGCCGGCAGCAAGGACACGCGCGACTTCCTGACCACGCACGGCATCATCGCCGAGTCGATGATCGGCGACCTGAACCGCTGGACGAACGACAACATCCGGCAGACCTGGAGCGGCCGGCTGGCGCAGTCAGTGCTGAAGTTGTCGCTGATGAATGTTTGGACCGACACGCTGCGCCGGGCTTACTCGCTGACGATGATGCAAGGCTTGGCGCGCATGGCCGGCAAGGACTGGGCGGCGCTGACCGAGTGGGACAGAACCCACCTGGAGCGAGCGGGACTGACCGAGGCCGACTGGGGTGTGATCCGGCAGGCGCCGCTGACGAACTTCAGCGGAAAGGACCACCTCACGCCCGAGAGCATCCATGCCACCGGCGATGCCAACAGCCGAGAAATCGTCGCCAAGGTGCTGGGCCTGATCACCGACGAGAGCGAATACGCAGTGCTCAATCCCGATCTAGCCACCAAGGCTATCGCCAGCGCCGGCGGCACCCAGCGCGGCACAGTGCGCGGCGAACTGGCGCGCAGCATGATGCAGTTCAAGTCGTTCCCTGTGGCCATGATCTCGCGCCACTGGCGCCGCATGCTCGACGCGCCGCAGATGAGCGATGGCAGCGCGCCGAGGATGGCCAATCGGCTGATGTACTCAGGCGCCATGCTGGTCAGCACCACGGCCTTGGGTGCGATCGCACTGCAAGCCAAGCAGATCGTCACCGGAAAAGATCCGATCGACATGCGTGGAGAGCACGCCGGTAAGTTCTGGCTGCGCGCCGCGGCGCAGGGTGGAGGACTGTCCATCGTCGGCGACACGCTGCTGAATGACCCCGGCAACAACCCTGCCGACATGGCAATAAACGCCGGCAAGTCCATCGTAGGACCAGCCATCGGCACAGTGTTGGACGCCACGCTGAAGGTCGGCGCCGGCAACATCTGGGAAGCGTCGAAGGGCAAGCAGACGCACGCCACGGCTGACGCCATCAACCTGGTGCGGGCCAACGCGCCATACGTCAACCTCTGGTACGCCAAGGCGGCCATCGACCATGCGGGCATGCATGCGCTGCAGGAGAATCTGAGCCCTGGCTATTTGGGGAAGATGCAGCAGCGCGCGCAGAAGGAATGGGGGCAGTCGTTCTGGTGGCTGCCGGGCAATGGCGGGCCGCAGCGAGCACCTGACAT